GATAGTGCTTGGAAAATATTCTTAGGTGACAAGTTAATATTAACAGCATCTGTTAATGATTTAACTGGTGGTAATGGAGATTTATTCTTCGACAAAGTTGCAACCAAAGAATTTGGCGTTCAATTAATGGAAAGAGTTAGAACTCAAGGTGCTGACAAAGTTCTTTCATTAGTTAAAAAAGCTCAAGGTGATGCTCCAGCAGCTCCACCTCCAGCAGCAGAAGCTCCTCCAGCAGATGTTGCTGCTCCAGCAGCAGAGCCAGCAGTCGATGATTCTGGTAAATCTGGAGATCCAAAAGAAAATGTTATGAGACTTTCAAAAGAAGTTGCAACTAAAAGCTCTGATTTATTAGAAGCAGTTAATTTGTTAACTGGTGAAAAATCAGAAATGGGATCAGAACCAGCTCCAGGTGCAGAAATGGGAGCCACCGCATCTTTTGGATTATCAACTCTTAATACACTTAGAAAAGAATTAAATGGTGCATTAACTAGCGCCATGAAAGAGGCAATAGCTGAACTTAATGATCACAAAGAAGAATTAGACATGATCGTTAGTATGTATGATAATGGATCAATTAATTCATCAAATGATGGTATTGTTAGCTCTATTACAGAAGATGCTGTTAGCGAAGCTAAAGCATCAGTTGCTGACGCATATAAATTAATGACTGCATTTGTTAAATATGCTCGTGGTACCAAGGCAATTGTCAAACGTGCTGAAGTTGAGGCTGAACTTCAAGCATTAGCTCAACAAGAACCATCGGAGACAGCAATGGATGATAATGATAGTGATGATTTAATGGGATTAGTTAATGATGTAAATGGTGATATTGACTCATTAAACGCAGATCTTGGCGATTTAGATTTAGAAGTAGAAGACGCTCTTGTTCATGATCATGACCTTGATAGCGAATTAGAAGATAAATTATCTGAATTAGGAGAGGGTGAATCATTAGCTGATGATAATGATGCACATGTTGAATTATCAAAGGGAGCACCAATGCCAGCTGGATTAGGTAAAGATGACACAGTAACTGTAACAGCTTCTACTAAAGAAGGTCGCGCAGCTCTTCGCGCTAAATTAGCAGCAGATGCTCTTAAGACTTCACCTCATCTTCATGAGGCTCATCCAAAAGGTGGCGTAACAACTGAATTAGATGTTAAACCATCTGGTGATTTAGCTAAAGTTGAAGACCTTGAAGAAGTTCAAGATAAAATGTTAGATCTTGCAAAAGCTCCACCTAAAGTTCGCAAAGAAGCAGAAGCAATTCACAAATTAATTAGTGAAGGTAAATTACAAGCATCTGACCTTGACGCTCTTGTAGCAGAAGGTTTAGATAAAGATGCAGTTTCTTATTATAAGAAATATTTCTCTCAAGCTGATGGCGGCTCAGAATTTGCAAGTGAACTTGTAAAAGAGCACGTAAAAGCACAAATTGATGCAGAGCTTCAATCTTATAGAGTTAAAATGGCAAGAGCTTATGAATTAGCTTATGATATGGTTGATCGTGGATTATGCCACAATGATAAGAGTGCAATCTCTTCTCAAGTTGATGAAATCATGAAGTTTAATGATGAAAGCTTTGATTCACTTAAGAAGGTTGTCGCAAGACATGCCCCTGTAATGCGCAAAGAAGCCGGTCGTATGCCACAAGTTGGAATGATTGGTTCTGGCGAAGTAAATACATCTGCTCAACCAGATGGCAACTTACTTGATCAATTGACTGCAGCATTTTCAAAAACATCTAAAAAGTTGTTCTAAAAAATTTACATAAAACAGAGGATATAATGAATAACAAAAGCGTATCAGATTTTGTTGCTGCAACAATGAATGCAGTATTAGAGAGCGATGATCACAAATCATTATTTGGATCAACTTATAAAACAGCATCAGAAACTTTACCTGGAGGTCTTGTAAAAGATCCTTGCCCAAAATGTGGGCAACAAAAAGTTGCTGGTTCATGTTTAAAATGTGATGGTGCAAAAGCAGATGATAATGCAGCTAAAGATATGGAAGATGAAAGCTGTGCAGATGATTCAGATGAAAATAGTGCAGATGACTCAGATGATGAGAGTGATGCAGATGATTCTGATGAATGTAGCGCAGATGATGAAAAAGTTTCAAGTGCTCTTGATATTGCAATTGATGGTTTATTAACAGCATCAGCAGCATTAGATTCAGTTGGGTTTGAAAAATCTTCAACTCTTAGCTTAAAAATTGCTTCATTTGTTGTTGAAGCAAAGAAAAAAGAAAAAGAAAAGAAGAGCAAGAAACCAAATCCTTTTGCAAAGAAAAAAGATAAGTCTTCAAGCAAATCAAGCGGAAAATCATCTTCAAAAGGTGACTCAAATTCTGCAAAAGATAAAAAGAGCGATAAAAAGAGTGGCAAATCCTCATCTTCATCAGGCTCATCTTCAAAAAAACCAGCTAAAAAAGACGACAAAAAGTCATCAAAGAAATAAGTTAGGTAAAAATGTTTAAATATGCCAGCTGCGACGACGAATTAATGCAATCTATGGGTAAAAACTTGGTTTCAAAAGACCTTGAAGAAACTCATAAATTTAAGAAAATTGCAAAAGCAATTGAATATTTGGGTGCCGCAGCTGACATATTTGATAATGCTAATATGTCAGAAGAGGCTGCTGAACTAACGGAAATTCTTGAAAGTTTAGCTAAATAAATTAGGACAATATGATTAATAAAAGCGTTTTTGAAAATGATCTTGTTTTAGGTATGCAAAGAAATCTTGCTTCTCAAGATCAAGAAAGTGCTATGAATAAATTAGCACAAGCTGTTGAATTTTTAAATTCAGCTGCAGAGCTTCTTGATGAAGTAGAATTAAGTGCATATTCAGATCGTATTGTTAATTTATTAGAAAAAGTTTCTCAAATGAAAGTCAAGCATCACTCTTTGCTTGATAAATTAAGTGATGCTGGAATTAATATTTTTGATCCAGAATATGCTGGATTTAAAACAGATAAAAAATCTAAAATTAGATTAAATAATGAATTATATGGTGTTGGCGCTACTGAACATGAAATTGAAGCATTAATTGGCAAAGAAAATACAATGTCTAAATTAGATGTTGATAAATGGGCATCAATATATGGAATTAAATCAAAACATCATAAACCAAAAGTAGAATTTTCAAAAAAGGTTGATGTTAAAAAGCCAGAAGTTTACGAATTAGAAATAGATGAGCCAATTTCATTGCCAATTGAAGAGGAAATGGGAACTTCTAAAAACCCATATGTAATTGAAGCTCAATCAAAACCAAAAAAAACTAAAGACCCAAGAAAAATTTCAGATCGTCATACAAGCAATTTAACATCTGAAAAAATGCTTAAAAATTTAAAACATCATGGAACTGTATTTAATATGGCAGATGATGGTGCAGCAGATGATAATTCTGCAAAAGATTTAACTGAAGATTCAAATATTATTAATATGCAAGATGAAGATGGCGAAGAACCACTTGATCTAGATGATTTTAATAGACTTTTTGAAGATTAAAATTAAATAACTTATATTACCTTGATATAGCTATATAGAAGTATAGTTGTGTAGTTAGAAAGGTAATAATAATGTTAAGATTAGTACAAACTGGAAATGCATTACCAGCATCTTTTATATGTGATCCAAGTGCAGAATTCCAACCAGGAATGATTGCTGAATTAACTGTTATTGGCAATCAAATAATGGCAACTGTTAGCAATGGAACTGCTCCAATTGGAGTTATTGATGATATTAAAACAAGAGCATTTACTAATGTTTCTTGGAATGAAGCAGTTATTGTTCCAGCAACTGGTGTGCCTGGACCTGGAGGAACTTTGGTTACTCCAGTTGATATTAAAGCCGAATTAAAAAAACCAAGTATTACTGCTTCAAGCTTTAATTCAACAGTTAATGTTGTATTAAATCCAGTTAATGGTGTAATAACTTTTGTTGCTGGAACTCAATTAAATTTTGATTTAACTGGAACTGGAACTCCAAATGCAATAAGAACTATTGTAAATTATACTTATCAAGTACCAAATATTCCTGGAGATGATAGTACTCAAGGATCTGGAAGAGTTACAGTATGGTTTCAAAGAATGTTTTTTCAAACTGATCAATTTGAAACTAATCAACAATACCCTGTTAGAGCTAATTTATATGTTAGCGAAATGGGGCTTTTAACTACTCGTAGACCAAGCTCTTTACATCCTGCTGTTGCTATGGTAACTGCGCCGCCTTCACCGTTAAATTCAATGTTGGAATGTCTCTGGTACTAAAAAATCCGAAACGCTTGATATATAGTGTTTTGGAGGCTCAAATGAGCGATAATAGAATAATTTTTTTATATTGTGTGACGTGTTTGATTAATAATAAATATTATATAGGGCAAACGGTAGACTGCTCGTCTCGCTGGTTAGGTCATCGCAGAGATTCTGCTAATCCTAAAGTTCCATTTCATCATGCTATAAAAAAATATGGAGCGCATAATTTTAAATTTGAAGTAATTGCTACATGTAAAGGTCAAGATAATGCAAATGAATTAGAAACATTACTTGTATCACAATATGATAGTTTTATAACAAATGGTAATGGTTATAATGCAACTCATGGTGGATTTAATGCACCCAAATCTGATGAATGGAAATTGGCTCTTAAAAAATGGAGAGAATCATTAACCCCAGAAGAAAGAACCGAAATAAGCAAAAAACAATCTGAAGCGACTATTAAACAAATTGCTGAAAAAGGTCATCCTGGTTTAGGAACCAAACGTACTGATGAACAAAAATCTAATATAAGTAAAGCATTAAAAGCTCTAGATAAAGATTCTATTTATACAGAAGAAGTTAGACAAACCATGTCTGAAGCACATATTGGATTAAAAGACTCTGAAGAAACTAAAAAGAAAAAATCTATAAGTATAAAAGAAAATTGGCAAAAGCGTCAAGAAGAACTTTTAAATTCTGGAGAATTAAAATGCAATGCGCCAGAATGTAATATTTCAGGGTTAAATCAAAAATATTTAATAGTTAACAATATTAGATATTGTGGTAAACATGGTCAAAGATTAAAAAGGAATGGAAGTTTGGAAGTCATTCCTATGAATGAAAGAAAGTTAACTATTGGGAAAGAACCTTCAAATAAGAAGCATTTTTCAGAAGAACAAATTAAATATATAATATCTGTTCCAAAATCTATTTGTGCGTTATCTAGAGAATTTGGAGTTACAGAAAAAGTTATTAAAAGAGTTAGAGAAGAAAACAAAACTATTAATCAATATCTATAATTTAGCATTTAAAGTAGCCAAATTAATTTGCTGAAGGGATTGCCATGAGTTGGAAACACGCTAAATTTGATGATTCTGCCGTTTTTAGATCATTAGAAAAAATTGCACAACAAAAAGGAATTGTTAAAAATTCTGAAATTGTTAAGACGGCAGAAAAATCTTTTGATCTTAAACCATCAGGCAATTTAACAGAAAATGTTATGAAATTGTGCGCAGGTTTAAGAGCACAAGGATTAGAGAATCGTGCTGCTGAATTGGAATCAAAATTTATAAATTATAAGCGCGCCGAAACATTATATGAAACTTCCAAAGAAGAGGGAGAAGATTTAGTCGATGCTGCTCATCCAAAAGGAAGTCATAAATTAGAAGGTGTGGATGGTGATGCAACAATTGAAACCATTATTGATCAACATTTAAAATTAGTTGATATTGTTAATAAAAAACCAACTGGCAAATTAGCAACAAACAAAGATATTTTAAATGCTGTTAAAATGGCTTTAGGTCAAGATACATCTGATTGGGATGTTGAAACTTTATATGCTGCTGGTGCAAAAAATATGGTTACTGCACTTAATAATGCAAAGCAAGCTGTTGAAGAATTTAAATTAATTCCACGTATTGATAATAAAGTAATGGTAGATTTATCAGTCAAATTAGATCCATACATTAAATATTTTTCAGAATACACACCAGATAGTGGACAAGTTGATGTTAGTGAAACTGGTCCTTGGCTTGAGGCTAAAAAACTTATTGATGCATTAATAAATAAAATGAATCAAGACGATCAAACTATGATGGCAGCTAATCCTGCATCTAGGACAAATCCAGATGATAAAAAATGGTGGGCAAGTTTTGATCAAGTAAGAACAAAACTTAAAATGGCTCTTAATTTAACATTTAAAGCTTTGCATCAATTTCAAGGTAAAAAAGATACATCTGCTCAAGTAACTAAAAAACCAGTTTATGAAGTATTGTTTAGTTTGGGATCTTATTTAAACAATGTTAAAGCAACATTTAATAAATTAAATAAATCTAAATTATCTAATTTATCTCCAGATGAACAAAAATATATTAAAACATTTGAAACAGAATTAAATAATGTTGCTACTAAGGTCACTGCTGTTGCTGAAAGTTTTAATCCAACAGGACCTTCTAGTTATGATCCTGCATCTGAAAAAGCAATTTATGATATAAAGTTTTTACCATCTGAATTTAAAGGTTCTTCATTACAAGCAGATTTGGCAGGAGTTGATTCTCTTGAGTCATTAAAAACTAAATCTGCCGCTATTAAGAAGGATTATTTTGATACTTATAATCAATATGTAAAACCTTTATTTGATAAAGCAAATGCTTCTTAAGGAAATTATGTCTAATAAAAATATAAAAGACTTAGTTCAACAAATTAAAAATGCAGCAGCTCCAAAACCACCAGGAGTCGGAGGCACTCCTGTTGCTAAAGGAACACCACCATCAGGAAAACCTGGAACTGGTTATGGTGGAAGTGCTCCTGGTAAATTAGGAGTTCATAATAGTATTAGAAGAATGCAACAAGCAATGATTGATCTTGCAGATACTGTTGTAAAAGATGCAGATCTTGAATATATGCATCCTGCAAGTAAAAATGTTTCTAAACCAGGAATGGCAGGAGCAGAAAAGAAAAAATCAAAAAAGGGTTTTGCTGATTTTATGGCAGAACAATATACAAGTCAATTGGATGATGCTCATAAAGGCGAAACTTGGGCTAAAGATGAAACTAAAACTACATCAAAAGATAAAAAAGATACATCATCATCAATTTATGAACTTGATGCAGTTATGAATACAATGAAGCGTATTGGTAATCCTGCTGGTGGCGAAAGAAATCCAGATGGTTTTTGGGGATTTAGAACCGATAATGCTCTTAAAAATATAATGGGTTTTGCTTATTCTCTTCTTCAATTAGAACAAGATTTTGGATTGCCAGCAAATAATATTTATACAAAAGGTAATTGGAACGCTCTTACATATTTAGTTTCTGGATACGAAGTTGATCCAGGAAATAAAGAACCAGTTGGTTTATCTGAAACAGAAAGACCAAAAAGAGCAATGGAAATATATAAACATATTCGTGCAATAACAAAATTGTATGAACATGTAAGAAATTTAATTTTATCTCATCCAACATATAGTTCATATATTACTGGAGATAATAAGTTTGATATTTCTCAAAAAGATTTAGGTCTTACAATTGGTCAACCCGATGTTGAAAAAGCTATTGCTGAAAAAAGACATATATATGTTACCATTCCATCTTGGAATAATGGAATAGAACAACCAGCAAAACAAGTACCATTAATGTTAGCTTATTTGCAAAATCAAGATTCTTTTAAAGAATTTATGACTAATGTTTTAAAATGTCCACCAGCACAATTGGATGCTCAAACAAATAAAATTTTTAATGCAATAAAACAACAAGTATTTATGACGCAAGATACAGAAGCATCTGCCGCTCCTGCAAAGGCAACAGTTTAATGAGGAAAATATGAGCTTTTTAAAAGATCCATCACTATTAAGAGAGTTTGCAAATATATTGAAGCAAGCGCAAACTCCTGCGCCTGGACCAGCTCCATCTGCATTAAGTGTTGCAAAATATCTTATGATTCCATTAGGACAACAACTTAATGGTATGCCAAATCTTCAAATAACTGGCGAAGAAGCATCTCCAAAAACTTCAGATTTAAATAATATAGAGGCGCTTATTCAATATTTAGAAAGAAACAATGTAAATATTGATGGTCATAAATTAGTTTATAAAGCAAGTGAATTCAAATTAGATCCAATGCAAGCTCAATATTATGGATCTATTGGAACAAAAACATCAAAAGATCCTTCTATTGGTGGGGCAGATAAAGAAAATCAATGGAATGAAGTTAGATATAGAGTTTATCTTCCAGGACTTTATGAGTATGTAAAATATCTTCAAAGAAAAGCAGATAATGAAGATAATAAAGTTTTAAAAACTATGGTTAGTAAACTTATTGATCAAGTTAATAATAAATTTATAACAGATCCAAAAGATAAACTTTCAAAAACTCCAAGAGCAACTCCTGGCGCTCCAACTGGAAGCACAGTTGATCCAAAAGCTCAATTAGATTCTTTTCCAGATAATTTCTTATTTAATGCTTGGGCAAAAGATATTTCTACTGGAAATGTATTGTTACTTGCAAGCGATTTAGAATCTGTTGGCTCTCTTAATGCTTGGCTTAAAGACCATGGAGCTAAAGTTAAAACTGAAACTCTTAAAGATGGTAAAAAAGTTTATATGGATTTGCCTTGGGACAATAAAGATGCAAATCGTTGCAATATAGCTCAAGTATTATTTAATAGAGCCAAAGCCAAATCAACTACATATACAAGTGAAGCAGATAAAACTAAAATTACTTACTATTTAAATAAAGTAAAAGAGTTATCAGCACAAATGGTTGGTCCAGATGACAAATCATGTCAATTAGCTGGTGCTGGTGCAGTTGCAACTCCTAGTGGAGAGGCTGCTTCTGGATCTAAACCAGGAACAAGCACTGGTCAAGAATTATATGATTTATTACAAAGATTACCGTTCCTTGAAGAATATATTGATATACAAAGATTTAAGCAATTTAATTCGGCTTATTTAGATATGGTAAGTGGTGATCACAAAGCCCAATTAACAAGCATGATAAATAATGTTACTTCTAAAATTTTAGAATTAGATGCATTATCATCTAGAGCTGGTATACCAAGATATCCATTGCCTTATGGAGCAGGAGCTGCTGAACAATATGCTGCTTATGCAAAATATCCTCCAGCAGATTATATTGGAAGATTATTAGCAGAACTTAAAATGTTAATTGTTTTAGAAAAAGCAGTTGTTGGTGATTTAATGGTCAAATATGGATCTGGTGGTCCAGGAAGTGTTGGAGCTACATCAGCTGTATTAACGCCAGAACAAATTCAATTTATTAGACAAGATCTTGATATCGCGGAAGATAATTTAGAGAGATTAAGCGCAATTATCTGGGAATGGCAACATTTACAAAAAGGTAAATAAATGGCTTTAAGTAATAGTGAGTTTAATCTATATGTAGATACAATGATTGTTCAAGCATTGCTTGATGATAATCTTGTTAAAAATGCAAATGAAGGAAGTTTCATTATGCCATTAATTAACAAGGTTAAAGAATACGTATTTGCTCATATTGATTCTAAAGATAAAGTAGGGAGTGTAATTAATTTTTTGGCTCCAGGAGCAATTACATTAATGCTTGATGCGTTGGGATTTAAATGGATTGGAAAAATTGCAGGATTACTTGCAAGTATGTTTCATATAGATGTTGCATCAATTATAGGATCTATTTATAATAAAATTAAATCACTATTAACTAGTGGTGAAAAAGTTACATCATCACAAATTGATTCTGCTGTTAAAAGTGCGGCATCAGAACATGTGCCAACAGATATGGTAGATGATCATAAAACTTATGCAGAAACTATAAGAGATATTCGTATTCTTAAGTTAGCACTAATTGATTTTGAATCTAGTGATAAATTAACTAAAAATGCAGCAATACTTTCACCAGCAATAGCTTCAAAAGCAATTAATGTTTTTACAACAGTTATTGGTTGGATTTTTAAAACTGTTCTTGCTTCTGCTGGATTAATGGCGGCAGGAGATGTTGCTAATAAATTAGTTGGAAGATCAAATGCATTAGATGGTTCTTTAGAAGGTGGAAAACCATCACCTAAAGGATCTACTCCAAGTGAAGGTGGCGGATTTTGGGCAAAATTAATGGGTGGTGGTGGAACAAAATCAGATACACCAGAAGTATCAACGACTTCAACGCAAACAAAATTTAAAGTTAATCCATCATATGTTGATGTTAAAAAAAATACAAGTAGCTCTAATTGGTTAGAGCAAGGATATTCAAATCAAGCAACTGTTGAAGCAATGGTTGTTAATTTTGCAAAAGAAGTATATTCTGGATTAGATAATTTAGATTCTGTAATAAAATCTACTGCTAATTTTAGAAATGTAGTTAATATGATTTTAAATCATAATAGAACAAGACAAGAAGATCCTGGAATTTATATTCCTCGCACATTTGTATCAAAAAAGCAAATGGTAGATTATTTTATTGATGAAGTCGCGGCAAAAGCTTAATAAAGGGGCATATGTTAACATATAAATATCAATTAACCATGGTGGAAAATCAATGAGAAGATCTGAAATTTTTGATAATTTTGTTAAAATAGCACAGGAGAAAGGTCTTGTTGCTGAAGATGCTCCAGAAAAAGCAAAGAAAAAATTGGAGAGCAATCCTCGTGCAGATTCTCAATCCATCAAAGATATTGAAGCTTTATATGGTGTAAAGCCAGATGCTCCAAAAGGCATGGAGTATAAACGTAATATTATTGAAGATGCTCATCCAGAATCAGTTGTTATTTCTCCATCATATGATAAATTAAACGGATTAGTTGAAAATAATAATGAAAGACAAGATATTATATTAAATATTGTTAATAAACAAAATAATGGGCAATTAACAAATCACAAATATGCTGCAGAACAAGAATTACTTTTATCATTAGTTAGACTTGGAAATGAATTAGATAATAACAATAATGAAGAATTAAGAGTTTTAGCAGATACATGTTTAGAGCAATTAAGCTCTGAAAAAAAAAAGTTAGTTAAAAGTGCTGCCGCTCCTGTAGCAATTATAGCTGGAGTTGCAGCTATTTTTGGTTCTATTTATTTACATCAACATATGCCAGATCGAGCAAAAGATTTTAAAATGGCAGATGCTAATCTTTCTAAAGCAATTCATACATTATTAGAGTCAGATACAAGTGTATTTGGTATGTTTGGAATTAGAATTGAAGATAATGAAAAATCTCAATTACAACAAGCATTAAAATATATGGAATCAATTAAAAATATTTATTATAAAATATATCCATATATAACATCTGTTACAAAGCCAAGAGATGCAAAACAATTATTAGATCCTAAAGTAAAAGAAATGTCAGATAAAGCTCAACAAGCAGCTGTTATTTTACAAAGAAATTTAGATAATGTTATGCCCTGGTTTCAAAAATTATCATTAAATTATAAAGACCAAGATTATACAGATCGTGTAACATCAGATCAAGGTAGTTTAAATGAATTTTTACAATATATTCATTTAGAAGGATCTGATGAATGGAGTTTATTTTCAAATAAATTCAGAGCAATTGCTAATGCAATTCCATCATATTTAAATTCTATTAAAAAAACAATAAATATATTAAATGGTGCAAAAGCAGAAGAAAAAGAAAAATTTGATTCAATACAATCAAGTTTAAGTTCTAAAAAAACAGATGAAATTCATTTAGATGATACAAGCAGTTTATCTAAATTAGATGAAAAATCCCATGAAATTTCAGAAGCTGATAAAAATATTACAGAATTAATTGGTGGTTAATAAAAATATAGGCATAAAAGAATATTTAAATAAGTTTCCATATTTTTATATCTAAAATATACGAATAATAAAATATGTTACTTGAATTGTAAGTTAGGTGTAAGACAATATTGCCATAGGCAATAAAATTCATAGGACAATAAAATGGCATTAAAACTTTTACAACCAGGAACCCAACCATTAGGTCAATTTGATGGTAAAGATGCTGAAGTATTAACTCTTAAAGGTGGAGAAATCGTTACCTTTACTTCAGTTGTTGCAACAGCAGCAACAGATGCAGCTGCCGCAGATTCACTTAATGACGGATATGTTTGGGGAGCAGCTCCAAAAAGAGTTGTTGTAACAAGAACTGTTGCAACTTCAGCTCGTCCATTAATGTTATCTGACGATGGTATTTCTGGATACGGAACTCTTTTCGGAACAGTAGTTGGTGGAACTGTTGGTCAAGTATCATACGGACCAAATTCAACAGTATCTTCAACAAATAAACTTGGACCTCACACTGCAACTGGATCAGGCAAAGTAACTCTTTGGGAAAAACCAGGTCTTTATGCAGTATCACTTGATGCTTGTGACACAGCATTCTCTGATGGATTAACTCCAACCAATGCAACTCTTGCAACTGGCGCAAGCTTAACCTTCGTCCCAGCAAGCTCATCTGGTGGTCAATTAACTCCAGTAGGTTCAACTGCAGCTGCAGGTAACACCGTAGTAGTAGGACGTTTCATTGATTTTGAAACAAATGGTTCATTAGTAAGTACTCCAAATAAATTGGTATCTAGCTTAGCTACACCAGCATATTCATTTGCAGTATTCTACTTCAACCCACCTGCTGCTTAATTAGTTTAAGCATAATTTAAGTGTAATTTAAAAAGAGCCAGAATATTCTGGCTCTTTTTATTTATTAAAATTTTTAGCTCTTATTATCCATTCATTAAATTCTTGTATTGTTAAATTGCTTTTAGCAAAATTACAAAATTTACAACACGGAACTACATTATTTTTAAGATGTAGATTGCTTGAATCTATTCTATCTAAACCATTATAAGTATAATTTTTATATTTGTTGGAAAATAAATTACAACAATAAAAACATGGCATTTGTGATAATGTATAGAACAATTCTAAATTAATATCTCCGTCATTATAATTTTGCTTCCATATATACCTTATAGTAATTAAAAGTTCTTTTGGAATTTCTTTTAAAGAATATGATAAATTATATGAATTATTAATTGATAATTTTATCATATAATTAATCATATCTTGATATGATCTATTATTTTTAGCACGATTACATATAATACAGCAAGGAACACAATTATTTTTATAATGTTTTTTAGAATTATCAATTCTATCTAATCCATTATATATAAATAAACCATTTTTAATAGAAAAATCACTACCTTTATAGTATTTATATTTAAATAAATTAAATTTATTATTTGGATGTGAACCACAATAATGACATGGTTTTTGAGATAATTCAAAAAAATCATCAAAAGATATTATATGATTTTTAGTAGAAACATGATCTATTTTGCAATAATTCTGCCAAATTCTTCTTGCAGAAGTAATTTGTGGAGTGTATTTTCTTCTATTTTTAATAGCTTTTTTTATATTATTTTTAGAAACTTCTTTTGCTATGCATCCACATGATTTTGTTTTTCCTAAAGATAATTTATCGGATTTTACTAAACATATTGTTCCACAATCACACTGACATTTCCAAACACTTTCTCCATTATATGAAATAGTAAGTAATTTTCCAAATTTTTGATTTTGTTTTAATTTTAAACGTAATTCATCCCTTAAACATCCGCAAGATGTTACTCCTCCACGATTCAAATTATATGTTTTAGCTAAAATAACATTTCCACATTCACAAGCACAATTCCATGTAGTTTTAAAATTTTTACCTTCTTTAATTGATTTTCCAGGTGAAATTACAGTTAATCTTCCAAAAATTTTACCTATTAAATTTTGTTTTTTCATTATTAAGATGCGTTATTATTGCCATCATTGTTTAATAATTAATAAATAAATATTTTATATGGAATATAACAATATTTATTATGTAAATGTACTTAAAGTACATTGCTGACATAAGTTGGCAAATTATTCACATAATTTTGGAGATATCATATGAATATGTTTAATAACAAAGGAGAGATGAATGCTAGCTCTCTTAAAGATGCATTAACAACTCTTGTAAAATATGCATCAATTCTTGAAGAAAATACACCATCAAATATGGGTCTTGCAGGACAAACTGCATTAAGTGATGACAAACGTGATGAATTAATTTCACGCGCAATCATGACTCAAGACGGTAAAATTGCACTTGCACAAGCAATGGCAAATCCAATCCGTAGAAACTTAGATTACCACGGAATTGCACGTAGAGCATTAGTTGTTGATCCTCTTCCACAAGGTGCAATGCCAACCTACGATAGAGATATCGATGTTGCAGCAGTTGTTATTTCAAGCAATGGTACAGGTCCAGAATCAAGAGTATTTGGTGATCGCGTTGTAGTTCCAGAATTTGAAATCTTTGCAAACCCAACTGTAAGAATTGCAGAAGTCAAACGTCGTAGATTCAACGTTATTGACAGAGCAGTTCAAAAGGCTCGTCAAGAAATTATGGCACAAGAAGATGCTAACGTTTTCGCAGCTCTTGATGCAGCAGCTTCAGTAGAAAACACTTTAACTGACATTGCAGACGCAGGTCTTTTGAAGAGAGACTTAGTAGAAATCAAACAACAAATTGATCGTTGGGACTTAGTTACAACCAAGTACTTCATGAACATCAATGAGTTCACTGATATCTTGAAGTGGGGATCAGGTGGTGGACAAGGAACTGGTGGTGGAGATTTTGATCCTGTCACTATGCGTGAAGTCCTTCAAACTGGTCTTTATGCTCATATTTGGGGTACTGACATCATGGTTTCCAAGATCGTTCCTCCCGGAACGATCTATGGCTGCGCCGATCCAGAGTTCGTCGGGGTCATGCCAATTCGTCAAGACATCGAAGTATTACCAGCAGATGAACCAAAACAACTTAAATTAGGTTGGGTAGTTTCTGAAATCATTGGTCTTGCAATTGTTAACCCTCGTGGTGTCGCAGCAGGAAGAAAAAGCGTTGTTGTTGAATAATTGATATTAATTAGCAACTAGCTATAAAGTTTAAAAATAAAAAAGCCACCTTTAAAGGTGGCTTTTTTGTGTTATATAGTTGGTGTATATGCATAATCTCAGAAGCTTCTTCAACAATATGAGAATCTTCGAGATCAGAATAAGTAATTTATTCAGCAGCCTCTAAAATTAGTTTATCTTCCATTTTATTAAATCCTTTTCTTATAATTAAATCTTCAAGAGAAGGATTTGTACTAAGAATTTCTTCCACTAATTTAATATAGTAATCTCCTGGTGGAATATATTTTTCTAGAAGAGTTTTTGGATTGGCTCCTAATATAATTGCCATTCTTTTTCTATGTTCAAAAAATTCTTCAGCCGAACGATTCATTTTTGCCTCATTACACCACTTACAACAAGGAACAACATTATTTATATTGTGTTTTTCTGTTGGAATTATTCTATCTAAACCATTATGATCAAAAATACCATTTATTCTAGATTCTTCAATGTTACTTTTAGTGAAAATATTATATGAGTTTATATTCAATATCCCACAATAATAACATGGCATTTGAGATAATGAAATAAATTGTTCAATTTTTAAGTCGCCATCACTATATCTTTGTCTAAATACTTCTATTGCAGATGATATAAATGGTTTATTTTTTCGTTTAGAATTGCCTACCAATATAGGTCTTTTACATCCACATGATAATACTCTTCCACTTCTTAAATCAGAACCTTTAAGTATAACTTTTTTACCACAAATACAGGTGCCTTCCCAGCAAGCACTTGATATATTATTAACTTTTACTCTTTTTGCTACAGTAATCCACCCAAAAGTCATTCCAGATATATCTATTGTTCTATTTGGCGTTTCCCATTTATTATATTTTTTCAAAATATAAATAATACTGTCATTAGTGCATTCAAATTTAATTGCTAAATCTTTATATGATATTCCGCTATCAAATAATGATAATACTTCTTCTTGATTTATGTTTTTGCTAGCAGTCAATTTATTAATTCCTTTTAAATTAAGACATTATTGTCAGTATAATTATTAAAAAATAACGTGTCAAACTGTTTTTATTTTGTAATGGATATTTTCTCATAAATGCAGGGGAAGGTTCAAGCTCTCACAGATCTATTGCTGTTATGAGAGTTTCTTAACTATATTAATTAAAATATCTTTATTATTGTTTTCGGGATTTGTAAGTATTTCCTGATAACAAATATCTAAATATTTTTTTAATTCTGGTCCTTGAGAAATTCCAAGGTCCATTAAATCATTTCCATTAATTTGCAATTCTTTGCGGCTCCAAACAATTTCATCTTTGAATTTTGATAACTTGTCTGAAATATGGTGTTCTATTGCTTCAGATAAATTTATAAAATGTGTTAAAGCCAAATCCCATGTGTATGGTGAGTTGTTCTTAACAAATGCTATAAATTGTTTATAATTATTTTTATCTGTATGCTTTAGAAAATTTTCAATTTTTTCAAACATTTCAGATAGAAATAGAATTGATTTAATTTCAGAATTTGAAAATTTAAGAGATACTAATTGTTCTTTTAATAAATAATGTTTAACATTTACAAATAAACACGCAACTCTTGTCTCTAAATGTTTATTACAAAAATCTAAATTTTTCAAAAAATGAGTTGTTGGTGAATTTGATTTTAAAATTGGAATTATTTCTTGTAAAATTCCTGTATTTTCAAGCAAATGCATTCCATAATAAGGGTTATTTGTCATTAAAATTTTGCATAATTCATCCTTAATGCGTTCTTTTGATACTTTTAATAGAGTATTAATGTTATTTTTCATTGCATTAAGTGTAAATTTATCAATTTCATAATGAAACCGTGCCGCAAATCTGGCAGCACGCATTATTCTAAGACCATCTTCTTTAAATCTTTCATTTGCATTTCCAACAGCTCTAATAATTCTGTTCTCTATGTCTTTTTTACCATTAAATGGATCTAAAATAACATTAGAAATTGGATCATAAGCAATTGCATTGATTGTTAAATCTCTTCTTGATAAATCATCAATAATATTATTGACAAAAACAACTTCTTCTGGTCGTCTTCCATCTAAGTACTTACCTTCAACTCTAAAAGTGGTAACTTCAAAATGATTTTCAACACCTTCGCCCATTGAAACAGTAATTGTTCCATGTTTAAGACCAGTTGCATAAGTTTTTGGAAAAATTTCCAAAACTTTTTCTGGTTTTGCATTTGTTGTTATGTCCCAATCTTTTGGATTTTCATTTAAAAGCAAATCTCTAACACAACCACCAACAATATAAGCTTGGTAATTATGTTTTTGTAAAATAGAACAAATTTCAATAGCTTTTGGATTAATTTTATTTTTTAAATTCATGACACTTTCCATCGAAGCAGTGTATATCTTATAAATTGGCAGTCAAGCAAATAATGCAAATTATAAATTATATTATAATAGGGCGATATTTTGATATAATGCTGTGAGAATTAACCGAAAGCTTTTTAATGAAAATAGATGATATTACCGAAATCTATGACTTAATAGCTAGCAGTAGCAAAAATGTTTCTTCAAGAAAGAATATGCAAACTGTTCGCAAACAAGCATTATCTACTATTTTACCAACAGAATTGGTAAAAGTTGCATTTGATACTCGTAGAATTAATCAAGAAACTGATTATATTCCACGTAGAGGCTTGCAAAATTATCATAGAAGTGAAAAATTTATTTCTGATGAAATTGCAAATAAAATTGAAGCATTTAAAAAGTTAAATTCAGTTTTGGAACCATTAAAAATTAAATATGGAAGAGAACCAGAATGGCAAGATTCTTATACTAGAATTTTAGAATCTGCTATTGCTAAAGGTTTAAAGACTAATGAAAATGGTGATGATTTTAGTGATGTGCAACCTTCAATGGCAAGTTTAGCATATTTAGAAGAATTGTTATATGTAAGATACAGATTAACTCCAGAAAATTTAATGTCAATGTCTTTTGATGATTTAACAAATGTAATTTTAAGAAAAGATGATTTATTGTCAAATATAATTGTTACCTCTCCTCCAATTTCAGCACCATCTGAATTGCCAAAATTTGGTTATGAACAAATGATGAATAAAATGCTTGAAACTATGGCTCAAATGATTGCAACCAATAAACAACAAGAGGTTAAAATTCCAGAAATTCAAACTACAAAAGATAATAATGAGAAAAATGTAACAATCACAATTAAAGTATAAGGTAGTATGGTATGAATGAATTTGGACCTTATAATAAAAAATATACTAAATTTGTAGTTAAAAATATATGCCCTGATCGTGGTAAAGTAATTAATATATTTCAATATCCAATTTTAAATGGCACTACAAGAGATTTATTAGGAATTCCTGGAGTAAGTGAGGCAGATATAAGAGTCTCTTTATTAAAGGGAGAATTAAATCATAAATTACGTGCTGGAGATATTATTATTGTAGAAAGTGATATTGATTTACTTCAATTTAATTTAGACCAAAAACATTTTTTACAAGAAAGTGGCGTTAATTTTGGATTAGAAGTTACTAATATAAATATGCAAGTTTTAAGAAAAGAAGATGTTTTATTGGTTGGTGATGTTAATAATGTTAATACTGTATTTAAAATTCCAAGTGGCACATTTATTCAAGATGATAATTACAGAATAATAGTTTATAAAAACGGTGTTAAACAGTTATATTTAAATGATTATTTTATTGCAGAAAGTGGTGGACCAGGAACAGGGTATGATACAGTAATTTTAGATGTTGCGCCAGCAACAGCACCAGCACCAGATGACGTTATAACAGCAGACTATTATATATATAATTCATGAGAGATAAATGACTAAAATATCACCATCACAGTTAAAAGGAGTACCATCTGGATCTGGAGGAGGAGCCACAGGTCCACAAGGAGCAACTGGTGCTCAAGGTATTCAAGGCTCTCCTGGAGTTACTGGTCCACAAGGAGCTACTGGCGTTCAAGGTGTAACAGGTTTACAAGGACCAACAGGTCCTGCTGGTGGTCCTCAAGGTCCACAAGGGTCTCCTGGCGTTACTGGACCTCAAGGTTTACAAGGATCTCCTGGTGTAACAGGACCACAAGGTCCAACAGGTCCTGCTGGTTATCAAGGTATTGATGGAACTACTGGAGCCACAGGTCCTCAAGGAGCAACGGGTCCTCAAGGACAACAGGGCATTCAGGGTTCTCCTGGTGTAACGGGTGCAACAGGACCTACAGGATCTCAAGGTCAACAAGGATCTCCTGGTGTTACAGGTCCTCAAGGTATACAAGGTATACAAGGTTCTCCAGGCGTAACAGGAGCTACAGGTCCAACAGGTCCTATTGGGCAACAAGGTCAACAAGGATCTCCAGGTGTTACCGGGCAACAAGGTATACAGGGAGTTCAAGGATCACCCGGTTTAACAGGTGCTATTGGACCAACTGGTCCACAAGGACAACAAGGCATTCAAGGTAGTCCAGGAGTTACCGGAGCTACTGGACCCACAGGTCCTGCTGGATCTCAGGGAAATCAAGGTTCTCCAGGAGTAACTGGACCACAAGGTGGACAAGGCATTCAAGGAAGTCCAGGTGTAACGGGTGCTACTGGACCTACAGGTCCCGTTGGACAACAAGGCGTTCAAGGATCACCAGGAGTTACAGGTGTAACAGGTCCACAAGGTGGACAAGGATTGCAAGGGTCTCCTGGTGTTACAGGACCAGCTGGATCTCAGGGTCAACAAGGAAGTCCAGGCGTAACGGGATCTCAAGGACCAACAGGTGCTCAAGGCTCACAGGGAAATCAAGGAAGTCCAGGCGTAACGGGATCTGCTGGATCTCAAGGTCAACAAGGAAGTCCGGGCGTAACTGGAGCTACAGGTCCTCAAGGCGGACAAGGATCACAGGGAAGTCCAGGTGTAACTGGATCGCAAGGTGTACAAGGTCAACAAGGAAGTCCAGGAGTTACAGGAGCTACTGGACCTACCGGACCTCAAGGATCTCAAGGTATTCAGGGGTCTCCTGGTGTAACAGGTGCTACTGGACCTCAAGGTGGACAAGGATTACAAGGATCACCTGGAATAACAGGCGCAACTGGTCCTCAAGGTTCTCAAGGTAATCAAGGAAGTCCAGGCGTAACTGGCGCTACAGGACCAACAGGACCTCAAGGCATTCAAGGTCCTCAAGGAAGTCCTGGAGTAACTGGTCCACAAGGTCCACAAGGATCTCCTGGAATAGCTACTGGCGCAACTGGTGCTCAAGGATCTCCAGGTGTAACTGGTCCACAAGGTCCACAAGGATCTCCTGGAGTAACTGGTGCTACAGGTCCTCAAGGTATTCAAGGAAATCAAGGAAGCCCAGGTGTTACAGGACCTCAAGGATCACAAGGAGTACAAGGAAGTCCTGGAGTAACTGGCGCAACAGGTCCTACTGGTCCTGCCGGACAACAAGGCATTCAAGGTTCTCCAGGTGTTACTGGATCACAAGGCATTCAAGGTGTTCAAGGATCTCCCGGAGTAACAGGACCTCAAGGAGCGCAAGGATTGCAAGGAAGCCCAGGTGTAACAGGCGCAACCGGACCTACTGGTCCACAAGGAAATCAAGGTGTTCAAGGCTCTCCTGGAGTAACAGGTGTTACTGGACCTCAAGGCGCACAAGGCTCACAGGGATCTCC